CCTAAGGCGTCCAGTCGGAGCTCCAGCGGGATCGCAATCCGCGCCTTCGTCTTCCCCTGCACGACCCACCAGGCGCCGTCCCGGACGTCGGCGAAGGCCGCGCGGGAGATGTCCTCCCGGCGCTGTCCGCTCACCAGCGCGAGCGCGATGGCGTTGCGCAGCCAGACCGGAATCTCGGACCGGTAGACGGCCAGCAGCGCCTCCAGCGACAGCCGGGCTCGCCGGACATGAACCTTCGGGCCGTGGACGTCGCGCACCGGATTCGCGTCGAGCCAGCCTTGGACGACAGCCACTCGGAAACTCTCGTGCAGGAAGCTACGCAGGGCTTGCGCCGTGCGCTCTTGGCCGGACTTCGCCACGGCCGTGAGCTTGTCTGTCACCTGCAGCGCGGTCAGCGCCTTGAGCTTCGTATCGCCGTCCAGAAGGCCAACCGCGCGCCCCGCGAGGCTCTTGTATGACCGCCGTGTATTGGCGGCGAGCTCGCGATCAGCGAGCAGTTCCTCATAGCGAGCGAACCAGGTCGCCACGGTTCGCGGCTTGCCGTCTCCCGTGATGCGGTCGACGAGCCGTTCCTTCTGATCCAGCTCGGCCAGTCTCAGATTCGCCTCGACGGCCTGAGCGAATGCGGACGCGCGGTCTCGGCCCAGGCCGTACTCGACGCGCGTTACCGGATGGACCCAGGAGAAATACCCCTTGCGCTCGAGCAGGCCACGAGGCCAGCCGCGCTTGCCGCTACTGCGCCGACGTGGAGTCACGAAGATCTCCCATGATGGCCGAAGCGTTGTAGTTTTCGATATAGCGCGCGTTCTCGGCCACATAGTACGAGCGGCCATGTTTCTCCGGAATCGGGAAGATCCGGCCGGCCTTGCACCAGCGGCGGAGCGTGTAGATGCTGGGCGAACGGCCGGCGTAGGTTGCGTTCGCCCACTCCTCCAGCGTGACGAGCTTCCCGCGTTTCATGCAGCCGCCTTCCCTTCCGCGCGGCGCTTGACGAACTCGTCAGCCCAGTCCGCGGCCAGCTCCCGTAGGAATGTCTGCGCGCCGGGATGTTGCTCGGCGAACAGGGCACACAGTAGATCCTTGATCTCTGCGGCGTGATCCTCGGCCATGCGCGCGCGGGTAGTCATCGCGCGGTATTCCTGGCCGATTAGGTCGAGTCCGCAGATCATGCGCGCTTCACTCCCACGACGCACTGCTCCCACTCCTCGATCAGCCTGTTCTGCTCGGCCAGTAGTTCGGCATCGGTGCCGAACACTTCGCGGAACCTCACTGATTCGTGCGCCATCGACGGCCCGAGGATTCGAGCGCATTGCTTCTCGCTCATGCCGCGGACAGGCTGCCCCTGGTGATGCCACGGACAAAGCCCGATGGTGTGCTCGTCTCCGAGCTTTAGTTGTCCGGCGTGGCTGTCCAGGTTCAAATGTTGGACCTGGCACGGCGTAATGCCCCAGCCGCGTTTGCGGCAACACAGGCAGCCGATATCGTAGATGCGCCGGAAGCGGCGTTGAATGGCGGTCTCACTCATGACGCAAGCCGCTCCATCTCTTCGAGGATGAACCGGTCACGGATCTGAGGCAGCGCGTAAGTGTGGATGGCCTGCAGGCACTTCTCGTAATGCGGCCCCCATTCGTCTGCGTTTAGACTTGAGAAATCCGTCGGCAACGGCACGCGATAGGTGATGTCCGTCCCCTCGACGTGGAACACCTTGCAATGGCCGGTAAGGAACTTCAGACCGACGTGCAGGTCCTCGGCGCACTCGACGGGCATCACGGCTTTCGGGTTCTTCGGATCGATCTGGATTCCCGTGATGTGGTCAGCGATACGCGAGACCATGAGCCAGTATCGCCTGTGGAATTTTATGGACAGCGGGCGCAACGGCTTGAATGGCACCGACTCGCCTTCCTCCATGCGTCGGATAAAGCGCAGACTCTCCTCGTCCGTGTGCACGAGCGTGTCACCGATACGGCCGAACCACAGGCGGCTTGCGCTCACGCGACTCTCACCATGCCGGTGCGGATGCGCTCCTCATACGCGGCCAGCTCCTCGTTGAACTGGTCGACCGCAGCGGCTAGCGTCTTGATATATGGCTCGTCGCGATACGCGCGAACCTTGAACGGTTTCAACTTCGGCCAGTAGCTCACGAAGTCGACCCACTCGCGCTCGCCGACCCACAGCTGTCCCTGCGTCTGCGCCTTGTGTTCCGGCGGAAGCTGCTCGTCGAGCAAGACTTCGCATTGCAGGTGCGCGAGCTTCGTCTTGATTTCCAGCATGCCGTCGTTGCCGATGAGGCTGTCCGGACTGCATCCCTTGTCGCCGTTGCGGATGAAGCCGACCTGGCGCAACTCGAAGTCTGTCTGGAAGACATACCAGTCGCGCGCCTCACCCTCCATTATTTTCCCGCGCTCCATATGTTCATTCTGGAACGTCCACATGGGCTCGCCCGTGAGCCGCTCGCCGAGGAGCTTCATCAGGTACGTCCAGCGCGTCTTCGACTCGCCTCCGCCGCGGCCCTTCGCCATGACGGTCGCGAATTCGCTGGCGGTCGGTATGCCGAGCCGGCATGCGTACCACTCGGATGTCCCCTGCGCGCAGTCGAAAACCTCGATCACTGGCGCTTACCCTCGATCGCCTGGACGCATGCCTTGTAGTTCGAGGCGAGAATGTCCTCAAGCGCCTCGACGCGCGCCCACTTCAGAAAGTTGATCTTGTTCGCGCCGACCTCAGTCAGCAGCGCTTCGAGGCTCGCGACCTGTTCTTCGCTGACGCGCGGTCGGTCATCCGTAGAACCGCCGCCGCCGTCGTTGTCCTGATCCTTCGTCGCCATGCCGGTCGCTGCCAGCAGCGTGTAGCGCTCCAGATACGTGACGGTGCTCGCGACCTGCTGAATCGTGTTCTTCTTCCCGCTGGCATCTGGCGCGCCGTTGAGCATCGTTCGCTCGCTGTGGCCTCCCGTATGCGTCAGCACGCAGGTGACTTCGATTCGAGCCTCAGCCTGCTTCAGCTCCCAGCGGTGCGAGATGCCCACCTCGCCGAGACCGATGCAGATGGCTTCGCACACCGCACCGAGGGTGGCGTGTCGGTAGCTCGTAACGTCATCACCATCCTTGTGCGGGAAGCTCACGAGCTTGTCCTTCATGATCGTCGGCGCCTTCGCCTTGAAGCGCGCCATCGCCTCGACGAACTCCTGCGCGGCCTTGCGAGCATTCAGGCGCTCGTGCATGACCAGCAGCCGCTCCATGCGATCAAGGTCCACCGTCGGGTCCCGAGCCGCGCGGGCGATAACTTGCAGGAGGACGGTTTCCTCCGTCAACGGGCCGGCGAGCGGCTGATCCTGCAGGACAGGTTGCTCGGAATGCTCTACGACTGCGTTCATCTTCAAACTCCTGGCAGGCGGCGCTGCGCGCCCGGTATGGCCTCGATCTGCGCCCTCACGTCCACCAGCCCACATCCAGACTTCGGTTGCACTTCTCGCTGGGCGCTCCGAGCACGCCGGGCTTCCTGCGATTGGTGCGGCGCCACAGCGAGCGCCGAGCCTTGAACGCCTCCATCAGCATCACCGCGGCGAAGATCACGAGGCAGGCGATTGTCAGGATTTGCGGCCACGGGAGGCTGCTCATACCGCTTTGAGCGGTCCGCGCTGCGAGAGCGTCGGTGTGGGATCGCCGGCCGCTGCCGTCATCCATGCGTCGGTTGCGGTCATGACGTGCTGCGTTGCACGACGCAGCTCCTCGCGGGCCCGGATCAGCGCATCCCGCGCGCACTGCACGTCATCCCACAGAACGGACAGCGAGACCTCGCGACCGCTGGGCATCTCGCAGTCCTCCTCAATCGCGCGGTGCAGTGCGAGGTATTCGCCTGTGCGGTTCGTGGCGGCGTTCACGTCGCGCTCCCGTTGGCCTTCTCGACCTCAACGCCGGCCTTCGTGGCGGCAATCAGGTCATCGGGCTCGGCCAGCTCGCAGGTGAAGTAGGATTCCACGACGTGCTTGAGCGCCTGAGAGTTATTGACCGCACGGACGAGGCGCGTGACGGGCGGCTCGGCGGCAGCGTTCTTCGTGCTGCGGACGATGTAGATGCGGGTGACGGCTTCGGACATTGACGAAACTCCAACGTTGCGACGAAAGGCCATGCGACGTTGAGAGAGTACGGATAACTTGTCCGCTGTGTCAAGGACTATTTATCCGCGCCATGCGCGAGCTTATACAGCACGCGCGGGACGCGCGCACTGTGGAGGGCGGTGGGGCTAGCTCCGGCGCCGGCCGGAGCCGATGAGCTTACCGAGGTCCAAAGGGATGCCTGTCAAGAGCATGACGGGGTCCGTCTGCGTCGCCTCGCAGAAAGGCATCACCATGTGGTGGGGCAGCAATGCCCGGGTTTCCCAACGGTTATACGTATCCAAGCTGACGCCGAGTTCTGCGGCGACTTCGACGGGCTTGCGGCCCGAGACAATGCGAGCGGAGCGCACGCGAGTGATGAAGTCCTTTCGCCACTGTGACGGAGTGCTCGCTTTTCGACGCCCTTTCATGTCCAGCATGGTCAGCTGACGGAAAAGCGGCGTCACTCGTTTTTCTGTCCCGGCTTGCACGGATAAATAGTCCGGTATATAAGGGGTGTCATGCAAGCGCTTGACGACATATTTTCGATTTGGACGAGCATTTCTTCCCTGGCGACCGCCCTGAACGAGAAAGAGGACACGGTCTACCGCTGGAAGAAGCGTCGGCGAATTCCCGAGGACGCCTGGCAGCCGGTCATCGATGCCGCGGCGCTGCGTGGGAAGACTCTGACAATCGCCGACATGCACGCAGCGAACCGGCCCCCGAAACGGCGCGGAAAACCGGCTCACAAGCCGAAACCCGTGCGGCGTCGTCGGGCTGAAGCGCGGGCGGTCTCGTAGTGGCTCATGGCGGGCATCCCTTCGGTGGCGCTCTTTGGGCGCCTCACGATTGTGCAACGTACGCCTATCGCACGGCGCCCGCAACGTTCCGTGACAGCCTCAAGACAGCTGTGTGAAAGCAGAGCTGACAGTTATTCGCTTACGCCTAGGACGTCCAGGAATATCTCAGCGAGGAACGCGCTTTTTCGATTTGCCATAACCGGCTCGCACGGCCGGCGCTGAAGGGGAAGGGTCATGTCATCGCACAGCCAGGTCGAGCGCCGCGGGCAAATCCCCGCAGCCAACCAGCAAGTTCCGCACCCGCTGCGACGAAAGACTGACCGCGACACGCACCGCGTGAGTCTCGCCGGATTGCTGCTGCTGTGCGTGCTCGCGGCGTTCGCGACGTTCGGCGTTATCGCACTCGTCTTCAGCAGCTCGCACGGGCTCGCGAAGTAGATGCTGCAACCGATTCCTACTCTCTACCGCGGCGCGCAGTTCCGATCGCGAGCCGAAGCGCGCTGGGCAGTCCTTTTCGATGGCATCGGGCTGGAGTGGGAATACGAGAAGGAAGGCTTTCAGCTCCCCACGCAGTGGTATCTGCCAGATTTCTGGTCCGGCCAACTGAGCGCCTTCGGTGAGGTGAAGGCGGCGACGGAGCAATGGGACGAGGCAGCGTTGCTCAAGGCGCGCGAACTGGCCGCCGAGTCTCGTCGAGCGGTGCTGCTGCTATCGGATGTGTCGTGCATGGAGCCGCTGGTTCCAGCTCTCTGCCCGTGTGGCGTGGAGATTGATCAGCACAACGTCGATCTCAGACAGTCGCTTGAGAGGGGTCGCATATGGGTGGACGACGATCTTACTGCGGATCTTATGGAGTGGTGGGCGTCGCCCGCGGAGCGGGCTAGGCACTACCGTTTCTATCGATGAGGGCGGCACTCGTGGCATCTACCTGGAGTGCAGAGCGTGTCGCGGCCTTACTTAATAAGGCAAGCAAGAGCCCTACGGGCTACAAAGCATGCTGCCCAGCGCACGAAGATCGTAACCCCTCATTGTTTCTCGCTGATGGCAGCGACGGTCTAGCGCTGGTCTGCTACGCCGGCTGCAGCTATCGAGACATTGTCGCCGCGCTCGAAGCCAAGGGAGCGGAACTCTCGCGAAAGCAGGAAGGTATTCCGAGCGAGCACTTCAACCTCGGCGAGTACCACCAGCATTGGGACTACCGCGATGCCTGCGGGCGAGTAGTCATGCGTATCTGCCGGTGGCAGCAGCCAGGCGGCCGCAAGGATATCCGTCCGCTCACTCTCACGGCCGATGGCTGGAAATGGACTGCTCACCCTAACCCGCGGCCTCTATTCCAGCTCGATAGGCTTGCAAACGAACCTGACAAGCCTGTGCTGTTGGTTGAGGGCGAGAAGACGGCACACGCCGCACAGAAGCTGTTCCCTGACTACATTGCGACGACGTGGCCCGGTGGCGCTGCCTCCGTGGGTCACGCAGATTGGAGCCCATTGAAAGGGCGAGCGCTCACGCTGATTCCAGATTGCGACGTTCCCGGACGTAAGGCAATGGCGTGGGTGCGCGAGCACGTCAAGGCGATCGCTGCGCGAATCCGACTGGTCGATCCAGCGTCCAAGGCCGAAGGGCTGAAAGATGGGTGGGATTTGGCCGATGCGCTTCAGGAGGAACGTGACGTATCCGGGTGGTTGACGGATGAGAAACCGGTGAGTCGATTGAAGCGCTTGAGCGAGATTCTAGCCTCGCCCACGCGCCCTCAGTGGCTCATCCGAGACGTGTTGGAGCAGGGCGTCATAGCGATGCTGATGGGCCCCCGTGGGACCTTCAAATCGTTCATCGCTCTGCATTGGTCGCTATCCGTCGCGGTGGAGGGCAACCCCGTCGTTCTGGTCTCTGCCGAGGGCAGCGGACTTGACCGCAGGGTCCGAGCGTGGCTCGGCCGCAATGCTCCCATGGTCAAGCCGGCGAATATTCCGGTCTATGCCTTGGAGCAGCGCGTTGACTTCAACTCCGATCTAGACACAGAGGCAATCTGCGCAGATATCGATGCGCTCGAAGCGCCTCCGGTGCTGGTCGTTATCGACACGTTCTCAAAAAACTCGGGTGGATTGGACGAAAACTCGAACAGCGAGGTGAAGGCTTTCATCGGCCGCCTCGATGTGAATCTCAAGCGCCGGTACGGCGCGACCGTTCTTCTGTGCCACCACACGGGGCACCAGGAGAAAGGGCGAGCCCGTGGGGCTTCCGCATTGGAAGCCGACACGGATGCCGCCTACGTCATCAATCGGTCGACCGGCTCGACAGCCGTCACTGTCAGCCGAGATCGGTTTAAGGACAGCAGCGACCTGGCGCCGCTGGCCTACCGGGCGGAAGTGATCCGACTCGGTGAAGTCGACGACGAAGGTAGGGATATCACCTCTCTGGTGATGGTCCCCGTGGACCCGCAAACGGTGGATACCGAGAAGCGCGGGAGCCATCCACGAGGACTTCGGCAACGGGAACTGCTCAAAGCGCTGCGCGGCATACAAGCCGCCAGTACCGGAACCTGCGTCTGGGCTTCAACCGAGCTCCGACGCATCGCCAGGGACCTTGGCATGTCAAAGCAGACCGCTCAGGACTGTGGGTCAGCCGTGGCTCACTTCTACCTGACGCCGACCATCGGGGGTTGGCGATTACCGGTCGAAAAGTCTCGGTCCGAAGGTCCGAAAAGGTCCGAAACCGGACCCACTTGCGACATCACACCCCCTTTAGGGGGTGAGGGCAGTTCGGACCTCAGTTCGGACCGCGCTTCAAACACTTCGGAAGGTGCGCCATGCCCAACGTGACTGCCGAACAGATTCGCAAGGCAATGGCCCTAGAACCTGAGTTTCTCCAACTCGCCGATCTGCTACGGGAGCATTTCGACGCGAAGCTCGTCTGGTTGAAGACTCCGACGCTTGAGATCGGGAAGCCGATCGTAGGCGCGGTGAGGGCAATCTGATGGTTTCCGCACCAGAACTTCTGCGCATGCTGCTCCTGCACAGGCGCATTCTCGTCACGCCTGATGGCGTTATGCGGGCGCTTCCGCGTGATTGAGCTTCTCATCCCCGAAGCCACGCCGAGCCTCAACGTCATGTGGACAGGCCATTGGAGCCGGCGCTACAAAACCCGCAAGCACTGGCAGCTGCTCGTGCGCGTGGCGCGCCTTCAGGCGAAGGTCCTTGTCGTGCCGCGCTGGGAGCGCGCGCGAATCACCATCGAGCGCACTGGCGCTCAGATTCTCGACCACGATAATTTGGTCGCAGGTACAAAGTTCGTCACAGATTCGCTAGTCCGCGAGGGCTTCATTGTCGACGACAGTCCCGCGCACATCGGCCGGCCGGAAATCCATCAGCTCGTCCACGAGACGCTTAGACAGACGCGAGTTCGAATCGAACATGACAACGGGGGCCTATCTTGAAAGCCGCAGAACTCATCGCATTGGCTACGGCGCATCACATCGACTTGACGAACGTTGGAGGGACGGCGAGCCGTCTGGACGGCATTGCCGCGCCGCGCCGGCTCACCGCGGCCGAGCGCAAGGCACGTCGCCAGAGCCATTTGGGCCTTGACGTGCTGCCGACCGCAACAGGAGACGGGTCACGCGTTCACCGCCGGCCGGCGTGGAGCGTGGCTGAGGTCGGGCAGGCCGCCTGCGGTGTCCCGCGCATGCCGTGGCTTGCGACCATGTACTCGATTGCCGGGGACTCGAGCGGCTATCCCGAGCTGCACCGCGGGCTGATGCTGGAGGCGCTCGACCTCGCCGCCCAGCAGAACTGGCCCATGAAAATCACGAAGAGGGGAGGCCACCGGGACTACTACCAGGCCCAACTTGCCGCGCTGGTGCTTGACGCAGATCGTCATCGGCCGTACTTCGCCACGGCCCCGACCCTCTACGCCTTGTGCATGGATGTGGACACGGACATCTGGGAGCGCTACGTCTGCGACTGGTACGTGGACTTGCAGCTGGAGTACGAGCGCTGGCTCGGGATCGCGCGCGGGATTGTCCGTGGGTGGATCATGGAGGACGAGGAAGCGCCCCGGGCTGCGTGACTCTTGCAACCGCCAAGCGTTGCGGTTAGATTCCGCTTGTCGCGGCGAAGCCCATGAGTGCGGCGCCGTATGACCCTACAACTTGGGCGCGTTTTTTCTCCTTCAGCGCCCAAGGTGCCCCTGCTCGATTCATAGCCCGTCTTCGTTCTCCCACCTGGCGCGGACGGGTTTCCTGCTGGCCTTCAGTCCGGCACGCCCGGTCATAGCTTCCGGGCGCTCTCTCATTTCGGAGTTCGCGCATGAAACGCGTCCTGTTCGCGCTGGCGTTGCTGTTTCCCGTGGCCGCCCTGGCGGCGACCCTGAACATCGCCTGGCAGGCACCCACGACATGCTCGGACGGCTCGCCGATCGCCCAGTGCCCGCTGACCAAGTTCACCATCTACAGCGGCCTGCAGGGCGCGACGAAGACGGTGCTGGCGAATCCAGGACCCACGACGACCGGATTTGCGGCGCTGAACACGCCTCCTGGGACATGGTGCGTGGAGATGACCGCCAGTTCTGCCGGCGGGGAGTCCGCGCACACGGCGGAGGTCTGCAAGACGATTGCCGCGCCGGTTCCGGCGGCGCCTTCCGGAGTCACGCTGACCGTTACCGCGGGCACCACGGCCTTCACGCTGCTGAAGCAGAAGGACGCCATGGTCATGATTCCCGTGGGCACGATCGCCTCTCAGACGGTCTGTATTGCTGATGAGGCGGCGATGGCGCACGGGGTTGTGTACAACGCCGTTCCACAATCGGCCGTCACGTTCTCGGGAAGCGTCAAGCCGGACATCGTTTTCGGCCAATGCAGCTAGTGCATTGCTCCTGAGATTTCTTCTCTGGCTGCGCCAATTCTTTCGGCGCCGGCCCTCACCGGTTCGACACGTAAAGGTTACCCCTATGTCGCAGAGTGCGAAAGTCACCTGGCAGCTTCCGAGTGTGGGCGCAACACAGGCGCCGATTGCCTACGTCGACGTACAGATCGCCGTCAAGTCGGACGCGCCGAGCTTCACGAGCTTCTCGCACGTCACCCCGGACCAGGCGCAGACGGAGACGCCCACGGAGCTGGACTCGGGCGACTGGATCGTGCGGCTGATCGTGGTCGATACGCAGAAGTCGCCGAAGTCGTCCAGCTCGGTCGACACTCCGTTCAACGTGCCCGTTGCATCGCTGGACGCGCCGGGTCCTGTGACGAACGTCTCCGTCTCGCTCGTGTGACTGGGTTCCGGCATCGCTCGAAGCCTTTCACTTGGGGAGGCGAGACTTTCTCCTCCCTGACTGAGTTCTGCCGCTGCTACGCGTTGAACTTGACCACTGTCTGCTCACGGATCAAGCGCGGGATCACTGACGAGCGGTTGATTCTGCGTCGAGTTCGATGAATGCGCCGCTTCTACGTCCCGACTCAGCCTAGTGGCAACCGGCTGATTCAGGTTCCGCTGGGCGCGCTCTCCATGGGCGGCTTTGCGCCCGCGGTGACGCAGGGGAGTGGAGCGACGACGCTGCAGCAGGACTGGGCCAATCGCTCAACGGCTGCGGGAGTCATCTGGGCGACGGATTTCTCTGACCCGGCGGACGTCAATAACTGGCGCGTGCTGAACAACGGCACTTGGGACCCCACGCCGGGTGCAGGGAGCATCGGCACGTTCATCCGCCGGGGTGGGACGGGCGTCAAGGGCCTGCCGTGTCTTGAGCTCGAGCAGCTCACCGCCGACAACATGAACTCCTACTGGTCGCGGACGTTGGACCCGGCAATCAGTCACTGGCAGACGACGTCCACGGTCGTCTATGGGACAGGGACGACGCTGTATTTCCAGTTCCGCTCGAAGTGGAATTACACGCGCTATCACGACAACGAGAACGCGCGTGTGTCGGTCAAGATGGCCTCGCTCACCACGACGGCGAGCACGAACGTCAACCAGGAATGCTTCCTGTGTGAGCAGTTCACGATGCGCGCGCCGCAGGTGCAGGGCGCCACGACGAGTCAGGGATCACAGTCCACACGTTGGGACAACGTCCAGATCAATCCCAGCGAGTTCGACATGCAGCCGGGGTCGACCTATCCGACGTCGCCGAATTTCTGCGCCTACTCTCAACTGCCGGCGACGAACGAGCCGAACAATTGCTGGATCATCGTTCCGGATGAGTGGTGCACGTACTACTTCGTCGTGACGTTGGGTCACGCCGGCTCGAGCGACACGCATGTGCAGCTGTTCGCGGCCCGGCCCGGACAGACCTCCTACACGAAGATTTACGACCGCAGCAACCTCTTCATTGCCTCACCATTCCAGAACGACAACGGCTATTCGGCCATTGCTCTCTTTGCATACGAGAACGGGCGCGTATCGGGTGCTGCCGGCTCCAAGCAATGGTTCGACGAGGTCATCGTCTCTACTCAGCCGATCGCCTGCCCGCAGGTTTCACTCCCCGTCCAGCCGACATGGCTGTCTTCGGTGGCAGATGGAATCTGGACGAC